ATATTACCATGACGAGCATCAAGTCATATTATTTGGTTTTACTTCAGAATATCGTGGAGGGATCCTGGCCTCGGATTTTTAATCACTTTTTGGCAACCCGAAAACACAAAATTCCCGTAAACGTCGGGATTGACCCAAAGGGAACCCGATTGCCCAAATCTGCGGCGAATTGTGCGAACCCCGGGGTATATGTCACCACACGTGATTCGTTTACGTTGACGGATGGACCAACTATTTTTATTTCGGATGAGGTGGAAAAAATCGCGACGTTTTATATTCAACAAGCCAACATTCCGGTGGCGGTTATGGCGGACCTAATGTCCAAAATTGAACACAACAATGTACTCAACAAAAGACTTGACACCTTGGAAAAAGAACAGGACGAAATTAATCAGAAATTTGAAGAGAGTGTCACGAGTAATTTTGGGTCCAAAGGTGGCGTGGCAACTCGAGTAAAATCTTGTAAAACGATTAAGAAGTTTAATCGAGATGGCGAATCTACGGACGGGAAAAAAAACAAAACCAAAGACCCAGACAACACCAAGAGCGACACGACGCGGATTAAAACCGAATCGGACGCATTACGTGCTTTACTGAAATCGGCTACCTTGAATGAGACGTTTATTCCCAACAAAACACTACACTTGAACAAGTGGGCCGCCGATTTGGACACAATCAGTTCATTTACAAGTGACATTGAAGAATCGATTTTAAATGAAATCATGCTCTTACACGAGGTGGATGATTCGTGGAAGATTTTACTTATGATGGGTATCGGAGTATTTACTCATCATAAAAATATTCGGTACAGAGAGATTATGAAAACCTTGGCGGATCGACAACAGCTTTTTATGCTCATTGCGTCGAGTGACTACATTTACGGTACCAACTACCAATTCTCTCATGGCTATTTGGGAAAGGATTTGAATTTAACCCAAGAAAAGATTATCCAGGCCATGGGACGCGTAGGGAGAGGCAATCTTCAGCAAAACTATTCCATCCGGTTTCGCGATAACACACAAATTCTGAAATTGTTTACGAACGAGACGGACAAACCGGAAATCATCAACATGAACATTTGCTACAACAGCAAAAAGGTCGTGTGGGATGGAACTAATTATGTGGAGCAGCCAGAAGACGAAGAGGAAGACGAAGTAGTAGAAGCGTTTGCCGTCGCAAGAGACGATGATGCTGGCATCTCGGACGAAGAAGAAGAAGAATCTTAGAAGGGTATTATATATTTAGCTTGCGAATCAAATTAGGATAACAATAAATAGAAATTAATATACACCCTGCTTAATAAAATATAAATAATATTTATTATCTTTTTATAATCATGGACAATAAATATAAGCAATTATTTCAAAAACAAAAGTCGGACAGACGCGAGGTGAAACGAACCGATAAGCGGTCCGTCACAGGCGAAGAAGTTATTTTTATTTTTGAAAAGATTTTGGAAGAATGGAAAACTATCCGTATTTTTAATACCATTATTCAATCCAACCCCAATTCATCCGTGGACAAGAAAAAAGTGGAAACGATTGCTACGGGCAACTGTAAGGTTTATCCATCCGAATTGTCGGAAGAAAAGTTTAATTATTATTTATTACTAAGAGAGAAAGTTTATGCGTTTCATGAAAAGGCGAATTTACCAGGGGAAAATATTAAAATTTAAAATACTTAATACGACACAATAATAAATTATTATTAAAAACATTTTAGTTTACTATTCAAATACTTATACACGTAACCGTTGTACGGTGCGGCAGTTGTCAACGCCTTTTCTAGAGTCTTGTCGCTCATTGGCATTCCTCGGATACAATCGTACTTACATGCGAATTCTCTCGTCATTTTGTTTTCAGAATCAAATTGACCTACTCCATTCTTGTATAAAAGTGGTTCGGATTGGTTATTCTTTTCTACAAACGCGGCGCGTAAATCTTCTTCACAATCATCGTATAAAAAGTAAAAATGACCATTTGCGATGGTCTTGTTTTTCACGGGAGGATCCAACGACGCAGAAGATTGAAAATGATTTTCAACCGCGGCAGTCTTACGGTCCAAGTAGACGTTCAAAATCTCGGTTTTGATTGAATTCAATTTCGCAATATATCCGAGGTTCTGGGCTCTTACAATTTTGGTTGGGTGAATTTGGTGAATTACACCTGGGTCTAATTCCCGGTCAACGAGTAACCAACGAAACCCATTGTAAATGGTGTTTTCTTGAACTGCCTTGTTGATACTTGGACGTTTTATTTCCGAGTTTTCCTTCATTACTTCATTAACGCTCTCGTAAACTTTTAATAATTGTAATGTCTCGGGGTGGATTTTTTGGAGACGCGGGCCTAAAGTTACCAAAGGCATGTTGAACCCCGTGGTCACTTTTGTTTGCGAGGAATTGATTTTTTCGCACATTTGTTTGTTACCTCCGTCAAGCTTGTCAAGTCTAGCGAGTACCTGAGATGAAAATAGTTGGTTGCCTTTAATTAATTCTTCAAGTAAAGGGTTCACATTATTAGTTTCTTTGTTTTCTAGCAATAATTTCAACTTTTCAACTTCGAGTTCCAACTGACGAGTGTCGCGGTTGTCAAAATACGGTAAATTATGGTTAATTAATTTTAACAACGCCTGATAAGAAAGGTTTCTTCCAATCAAAAACAATTCCAACTCGGCCTCATGCCCTGGCAAATTGGACACGCGGTTTAATCGGATTTCGTCGTGATGTTGAATAAAAGATTCAAAATCTTTGCTTCGTTGTACCAAAAAACAATCCAGCAGTAAGCACTCGTCATAGTTTGACTTGTGCTCTGCGTATCTGGCGGCGATACCTTTGCGGCTTTCGCCGATTTTTATTACGTACTGACCGTTTTCCAAGGTCTTTACTCGGATCACGTAAATAATGGAACCAATGGTGGCGAATTCTTTTAATAAAATACTTTCTCGTTCGAGCACTTTTTGAATTACCAACTCTTGCGCGTGTTCCACTTTTTGTCTTTTCAGTTTGGTGTCGGCTTGCTGGATTTCTTCTTTGGCTTGTTCAAGTTGTGTTGCTTTTTGTTCAAGTTGAAATTTTAACTCGGTACTTTCTTCTTGTAAAGTTTCGTGTAAAAGTTCTTCCAATTTTAAGAAATAATCGTGAATTTCATCCGCCTTTTGGGTTCCGGCCTTTAAGCAAAATTTTTTAAAGGTCTCCACATTCAACATTATGGTTTCCTTGTTGTGACCTCCTCTGGTGTCTTTTTTTGCTTCGCCGACTTGTGGGTCAATTACTGTGTTTTTTTGCTGTGTAGGGTTACACAGCAAAGTTTTATAGTCTCTTTCGGCAGTAAAATACTTTTTCAATACGTCTTTGGCTTTTATTTTTTGGTTGTATCCGAGCCAGCTCCATACGTTATCAAGGTCAATGACAAAATCGGTTTTGGAATTGTAGTTTAAGTAACAATAAAAACTGGAGACAAACAATTGTTGCTCATAATTGGAAAAGTTATTTTTTACTTTTTGGACTAATTTAGACTGGTAGTTTCCATTTAGTCTAGTAATTGGATTACTTTCAATTAAATTTACGATGTCGACACTCATTTTTTATAAAGTATTTATTGAAATGTCTTTAGATTGCTTTTGCTTTTCAATTAATAAATCAATAATGTTGTTTTGTTAAATAATGATTTTACAATCATGCTGAAGTAAATAAAATATTAAAAATATTAATAAATAATAATTTTTTTTATTAATATTTTTAATATTTTATTTACTCAAACATTTTTAAACCCGTTGTTATTAATTTTGTTTACAATTGTTTTTATTGCTTTCTCTTCAGAGAAATCAGTGCCTTTGAAATTTGTTTTTAATAGACACGGAATTTATACCGCACCTTTGTAGTTTGCTTAACCGGTCGGTTAAGCAAAAATGTAAGTATTTCACCGAGCTACAATAATTTATTTGCAATGTAAACTTGAGACAATACTTGGGGGTTTCTTTTTTGCTCACCCGAGCGGGTGAGCAAAGTTTTATCTTCAAAACACACGCAAAAGTAAAAGAGAGATTGCTTTTGTTGCAACAAAAGCAATTTAAATTGACCCTTAATATGGTCTTCATTTTTGCTCCTGAAGCTTCAGGAGCAATGTTTGCACTTTTTTGTTGTGTATGGTTACACAGCAAAGTCTTATAGTCTTTATCAACCGTTTTGCTCCACCGACTTGTGGAGCAATGTTAGAACACCTTTTAATTGATTTTTGCTTTTAACTATAAAAGCAAAAATGTAAATATTTTACTGAGCTACAAAAATTTAATTGTAATATATATAAAACCTGAGACGATACTCGGGGGGTTTGTTTTTGCTCACCCGAGCGGGTGAGCAAAGTTTTATCTTCAAAACACACGCAAAAGTAAGATTGCTTTTGTTGCAACAAAAGCAATTTAAACAAAAAAGGTGTATATCTTTAACATACACCTTTTTTTATAATTTTTTTAATTGACCCTTAACATGGTCTTCTTTTTTTACAATGTGTTGTAAAATACACAACAAATATAAATTTTGTAGTAACCCAGCACTTAATTAGAATAAGCACATTGATACCTATATGTTTTCATATAGGGTGGACTATCCCTTAAGTCATCACCGGAAGTAGCTAACTTCCTCAGACCCATTCCATTATAGTCTCTGAACCTTCTCCATATGCTAGCTGTGACGCACTTAGGAGCTTGGCTGCGGATTGTCCAATCCTTTTCATTATTACTATGCCCGAGGTTATTACCCTGGGTATTCATCAAGCTTTCGCAAGACAAAGTAGTAGAAAAGGCTCTAAGGAGTTTCCCGCAATTTAGAAATGTTGCCTCCTTCAGTCAATTGAAGGAGACTAGCTGGTTATATAATGCGAAATCGCATATCTGCTTTACACTGTTTATCCATATTAGTAAGCAAATATCTAATATGGCAGCCAACTGTTTGGTCCTGCTTAGCATAATACGTGCCAAGTTACTAAGACCACCCATGCCACTCATAATTCTCAACACGTTGTAATTAGTGGCATACACACGCACTTTGGCGGTTTTGGTTCCCTCCACCGTAGCATTGGAGAGCACAAGCTGAAGGGTCGCATTGTCAATTCTGCTGAAGTTGCACGTCCCGCTTGGTTGGTGCTCCTCGGGCCTCAAGGCAAAGCTGTAGACGTTAATACCTTCATCGGGGCAACGGGTGTGAGCCTGGTAAGGCTGGACCCACGAGAAGTAAGAACCTTCGCGCTCCGAGAATCGGTCCTGTCCGTTCAACTGGAGCTTGGCGGTGACGACGGGGTTTTGGCCCCAGCAGTGCATGTCCAAGGAGGTCTCGGTGAGGACAAAGGTGCCGGCATCAGACACACCAGAGTTATCCAAGTGAGAAGAAGTGGCTCCAATAAAATCAACGGGAGCGTTAGGAGGAGTAGGAACCGGTCCGCCCCCGAGGTTGGCCTCATTGTAAGGGTTGGAAGGTCCGTGCCAGTATCCGGTAAAGCCTGGGAAAGTAGAGTCGGGCTGGTAGTCCAAAGCACCGGCGTCATCGAAAAGACCACGGGCGTCGATGAACGCACGGCTGTCCTGGGCGATGGCGGCGGGTCCACCGAAGGCGTGAACGGCGTTGGGGAGAGCATCAATCGCGTCCGTGTAGTTGAAGGGCTGAGCACCGAGCACCTTGAACAAGAGAGCATCGCAGGTCAAAGACGAGCAATAATCCACGTTCTGGTCGGGCTGAACCACCCAGATGAGTTCCTTGACGGGGTGGTTGAAGTTCAACTTGATTTTGTTCGAAGAAGAACCAACGGATTCGTCACCCGTGAACTGGAGCTGGGTAATCAAATACTCGTGAGGATTTTGGGCCATGCGTCTTCGCTCGTCCGTGTCCAAGAAAACATAGTCGACGTAAAGGGAAGCAGCCACAAGAGACTGATTGTAGGCGATGGTGGCGGGCACGGGGCGTCCCACAGAGTACTGGGTCTGGCTGGAAGTGTAGTCAGGACCAGAGTTGCAGTTCAAGGTGGTAACGGCCCACAAGCACTCGTCAATGGGGCGGATATCCAAGTTAATCTTCACCTCGTGGTACTGGAGAGCAATCAAAGGCAAAGCAAGGCCGGGGTTAGTGCAGAACCAAAACTGGAGGGGAACGTAAAGAGTAGTTTCGGGGAGAGCGTTTCGGGGAGCACATACCTGACGAGGAGCCAAAGAGTCGCAAGGACCATCCACGTCGGAGAAAGAAGGATCCGTGATGAAGGTGAGCTGGGTGGTGTTACCAATCATCTTGAAATAACAACGCTGTTGCTCAGAAGTCATGGTGAGCTGATTCCAGATGTGCATCCAGTCACCGTATTGACGGTCAATTCGCTGACCACCGATTTCGACTTCCACCTGAGCAATGAGTTGCTCACCGGGGAAATCCAACCAACGAGCGTAGACTCCGGTGCCCCCGGTGGAAAAGTTTCCAAGTCCCATAAGTTGATTAATCTCGGGAAGAGTAACCTGGAGATAAGTTCGGTAAGCCAAATCACCGTTTCGGCTGATGGTGCACTGAACACGACGTCCAAAGTCGGCCTGTCCATTGAAAGTTTGCTCAATGGATTCAATGGCAAAGTTAGTGTAACGTCTGTAAGTGACCTTCCAGAAAGTAATTTGAGGGTTACCAGTAAGGTAGACATCCTGTGCGCCGTAGGCGACCAATTGCATTAAACCACCTCCCATATTTTTTTTATATAATGGCTAAAGAAAAAAAATTTTGGAAATTTAATTTAATTAATTGAATTTAATTCAATTAAATAATACGACATAAACAACCCTACACCAGAAAAAAACATTGGCTCTTTTAAATCCAACAGGTTATTTTGCTCATACGCAATGAGAAAACTCCTAAATTTCACGGGTGTTAACAACAAAGACTTTTCAAGTCAAAATTGGTTTTCAGAAACTTGGCCAAATAAGAATCTTCTAATATCTCTCTTTTGCCTTCATGATTTTTTGAAAACACATAAGAGTTTGTTTTTTTTCGAATGGTCCACCCGTCCTCAATCGCATTGAAAATCAATAACATTTTTTGAAACTTAATCGGGTCCAATTTTAAGGTATCGTTGTTAGAATCTCTTAAACATTCCAAATTAATATTTAACTCCATTTTTTAAAATAAAAATAGAAAACTAATATTACCTTTAAACTTGTTACAAATATATATTGCAGATATTATTAATTAAATAAATGTCATGTTTTTATTTAATAAAAATATATACTTATACACTATATGCCTAGTTTTAAACCAAAAACCAATAAGAAACTAAGATATAATCAAAAACAGTCGATAACCTTAGACGGAAAACACAAAGAGTTTTTAAATGAATTTGCGAAAGATGAACATGACATTATTCCAGCACTTAAACTAGAGAAAAGTCAGTTAACCGAAAAGGTAAAAGACCCTCACCTTTCCATTGAAGAACAACTAGATATATCGGACAGAATTCGGGACATCACCGCTTCTATTAAAGAGTTAAAAAACAAAAAGAAAGAATATTTTCTGGATAATTCAAAATATATTTTTGATTATTTTGAAAACAAGAAAAACATATCTAATGCGGTCGTATCGCCAGACAACACGTCCAAGAAGACACATATGGTTCAGTCTTTTTTTAAAATCAAAACTGGGACGGAAGACCTGTCAAACTCATTTCAACTTAATAATAACAATATTGTGAAAAGGTACTTGTGTAATATTGATGATATGTTTCTAGACGTCGGGTCCTTTGTTTGTCAAACGGACATTTGCCAACACTGCTACAAGGGAGAATTGATTCCACTCGAAGACGACGGGGTTCTTGTATGTAACCAATGTGCTCGAAATACGCCTTACCTTATTGAAAATGAAAAACCGTCTTATAAAGAGCCGCCCAAAGAGGTGTGCTTTTACGCTTATAAGCGAATAAATCATTTCAAGGAAATATTGGCCCAATTTCAGGGAAAAGAGACGACGCAAATACCTCCAGAGGTCATTGAAAATATAAAGCTACAAATAAAAAAGGAGAGAATCGAATTAGAACAAATCACCAACCTAAAAACCAAAGAAATTCTTAAAAAATTGGGGTACAATAAGTATTACGAACACATTCCTTTTATTAAAGACAAATTAGGAATGAAACCCCCTATTATGTCCCAACAATTGGAAGAAACCCTTTGTAATTTGTTTGTCGAACTACAATCGCCTTATTCCAAATTTTGTCCTGATGATCGCGTGAATTTTTTAAATTATTATTATACTGCGTATAAGTTATGTGAACTGTTGGGAGAGACTCAATATTTGGAAGATTTTCCTATGCTAAAGGATAAGGAAAAGAGAATTGAACAAGACATGATATGGCGTAAGATTTGCGAGGAACTGGACTGGGAATACAACCCAACGATTTAAATTATAATATTTACATTTAATATACTTAAAAATATGGCTGAAGCTCCAGTACCAGACGGAAAAACCGAGTATCCAATTTGTGAGTTGTCAAGATATCAAAGTGATTCTTCGCAATATACGTGTAAAAAAGACGAATTATTTGAAAGCAGCGGAAAATTCTTAAGTTTTTTTGGTAAAAAAACCGGTGCCACAAACGAAGCGGAAGTAAGAAAAAAATATAATTTATTGCGACAGAAAAACAAAGCCAAGTACGATTTAGGCGATAATATTAACATCGATTTTGAAAATAAACAATGGCACATTACTAAAAAAGCAGAACAAGAAAATGAGTTTGGCGACGATAGACAATATGATTCACTTGATTCTGAGGAAGACCGTAAACTTATTCGGCAGGCAAAAAATAATATAAATGACCCGTTAAACCCCAAATCTAAATACGATGACTGTATCCGTCGCTTTGGACCCAAATTAGAAAATGCGACAAAAGCGAAATTGTGTAGTATTTTAACTTTTGCGTATGTATTGGAAGATGATAAAAAATCTGTTCGTGCATTAGGATTTAGCAATGACAAATTAGTAGAAATTGCAAATGATATGATGCATGTTTGGTATAATGACAACACTGTAATATATCAAATATACAAAACATTATCTGAGGCCGGGTCATTATGTTTTTTACCAATGGTATATTTGTTTTTTGATAAGGAAATGGCAAACGTAAAGATTTATTTTTCAATACAAGAAACTCTTGGAGAAACACTAGGGTTAGGGCCTATAACTCCTTTTGATTGGCTAACAAAATCTATACTCAAAAAAAAAATTCAAGAATGTAAAATGCCTACAATGGCGATTCCTCTTGGCTTTCAGACGATAGGTGTAAGAGGCTCTGGTCACGCAAACATGTTAGTAATTAATCGTAGAATTAAAGCAGGTAAACGAATTTTCGAAGTTGAACATTTTGAACCTCACGTGGTGTTTCTTCGCGACGAAAAAAAATCCAGTATGATTAATAATGCGGTTGACGGTTTTATTTCCAAACTATTTAACGATGAAGAATATACCATAATTCACCCACAACAATTATGTCCTCAGAGTATGCCAATGCAAGCACTGTTAGGGAGGTCTACTACTTATGGTGGTAGTTGTGCAATATTTGCAATGTGGTACGGATTAATTCGACTACTTAATCCTACCGGAAACCCAGTAAAAATTAATGCGTTGATTTTTCAATTTCTTGCGCAAAACCAAGAACCAGAGAAGATAATGAGACAAATAGTAAGAACTTTTACTGAGTTAGTTACGATTGACCTTGTAAACAGAACCGTCAACGGTCGTCCGTTTAGTCATCGCATTGTGCTTGGGGGCAAAAAAAATTACACAAAACTCCGTCGTCCTAATAAATCCCAAAAGAAGTTGTTTAAGAGAAACACACGAAAAAATAGAGCAAAAACATAAAATATATGGAACCCAAAAATATATTATGTTTTAAGAAGAAAAGAAGAGAGAAACGTACAAACAATTAAGTATTTTAAACTAATTTAAAACCCTCCTGGGAAGTGCACCAAGTTGGCACCTATACCGAACCCGGCACCGCTTCGTGCGGTAGCTCCCATGCTAGGAATATAAGTGTCGAGTATACTAAAGGTTGCAGCCGCAGTTAAGGCGATAAATATAATTTCCTCAATGTTCAACGAACGCTTTGGAATAGCATAGGCCGCAACAGCAACCATTAAACCCTCCACCAAGTATTTGATAATTCTCTTGACAAGTTCACTGACGTTTATTAAACTTTCCATTTGTATATATTAAATAATAAGAAAAAAATTAAAAATATATATATGCGATAAAAAACTTAAATAATTCACTTATGTTATACTAAAAAAATGTCTTCTAAAGGAAAAAGTAACCCCAAGTACGAAAATAAATCACACAATGGAAAAGCAAATCCTAAATATGTGGACCTGTTGGAAGAGGACAAGCCCATCGCGGGACAAAAGTTTGCCTGCGTCTCTTTTGTTTCCCCTGAGAATATTCTTAAACAAAAAGAGATATTTTTATTTGAACAATTCCTAAAGAAATGGGAAATGGCAAAATCCATGGAAAAGTTTCTTCAGTTTCTTAACTATATCTCATTCAAATATAGCATGTCGTTTGACGACATTACCGAAGATTTTAAAGAATTCGTAAAGGAAGAAAAAGAAACTCTCTCCAAGAGCAGCATGAATGATGAATATAAAACTTTTATTGATAATAATGAAGAGGAACTAGAAAAACAATTTGGAATCGACCACCAGTTTCAAACGTCGACCCGGGGACTTAAAATTCGTGGGGTGTTTCCGACTTTAGAAGAAGCAGAACTAAGATGTAAAATGCTGCGAGAAATGGACCCGAATCATGACGTTTATGTTGGTCCCGTTGGGCTCTGGATGCCATGGGAACCCGAAGCATACAAGACTGGCCGAGTGGAATACATGGAAGACGAACTCAATCAGCTCATGCACGAGAAGACCAAAAACGACACGAACGCCAAGGTTGCCTTTGATCAACGCCTAAAAGAAACCAAACAACAGGCCATTGAAGAAAACATTAAGAACGCCGAAAAGTCGGGAAACACCCTGACTCAATCCATCGATAAGGATGGTAACCTTATTGGCGTAAATGCGGAATCTAACTCTGGTACCGTTTCATCGGAACAAGTGAGACAAACCTTGTTTGAGGGAGACAACATTGTCGTTGGAAACACGGACCATGGACAAAGTGAGCTTGTTAGCGGACCGTTCGTTACGTCGAAATCATCGGATAATTAAAAAATTGGAAATCCTTCTGATACACTATATTAATTACTCTAATACATTGCGTATCCATGAACTCTTTTAGGTTATACATCTTTGGAGACTCGGAATCCTCTATTTTTGTGACGGTTACGTTTGTGATTTCGAGGTTTGTATCACAAACAAACAAATATTGCGGGTAATAATGAACGTATTCTTTCACAAAATTCAAATTAAAGTCCAACTTTGGCAAAACTTTTTTACAAAAGTGCTTAAAGTCATTCCCATTCTTCCCTTTATTTAAATAAAAAAAGGCACTAATGATTCGATGGTATGGGTTCCTGCTATACGCAAAGTAAGTGTACTTGGTACTTTCCTCAATATAATTATTTCTTCTTAAGTAGGGAATATGCGCGATATCCATGTTGTTTACAATTCCCCAAAAATCCTTAATAGTCGTATTGTTTTTATCGTTTTTTATTTTATTTCTTATAAATTTGCCACTATTCTTTGGGAGGTGGATAAATACCATCTCCTTATTCGTTACATTATTTCGGAAAATCAACATTTATTATTGATTATTATTTTATTCTCTCTATTCTTTCCTTAAATATTATCATTATTTTATAAAAACTTATCATTATTTTTATAAAAAACCATTATGGCAACGGAGAACCCATTGCTAACAGATGCGGACTTTACCCCAAGAGAAAAAAAGGATTATAAACAATTGTTTATTGACCAAGCCACCGGGGTTTCTTTTGAAAGCCTGTTAAAATTAGAAGGGTACACAGAGGATTCTCAATGGTTTGAATCAAACCGACAGCACCGATTACGAAAAATAATTTACTTTAGAAATCGACGGGGAAAAAAAGCGGAAAACAAAAGAGCGACAGGAAGGGAATACTGTGTTTTTTGTTTCAACGCGTGTAAACCGTCCAAAAAGTATTTGAGCCATACCAGGCTAAGCGAATGCCCTACACTAAAAAAAACCCAGTGCGGCAAGTGCGGCGAACTCGGACACACTCGCAAGAAATGTCAATCGCTGGACGACAAAAATATCCGGACCGGACGAAGAACGAACCGGAGACCAGAAGATGAATACGACTCCGATTGTAATTATTGCGACGGAGACTCTGAGAACTGGACCGACTCATCGGATGAAGAAGAACCCGACTTGCCACAGGAGGAAAACGTTAAGGCGGCAGTCGTAGAAACAGTAGTTATTCCTAAGAAGGCCACGTGGGCTTCAATTGCTGCAAAAAATATTTAATAAAATTATTATTTAAATTATTATTTTATGAGCGTCTTTTTCTTTTTGTAGAGCGTCTTTTTTTATGTCTTCGGCTATGGCTTCGGCTTCGTTTTTTATTCCTTCTACACTTAGTACGACGACCACCTCCAGGGTGCATTCTAGTGTATAACGCAAACATATCTTTATCGTATTCTTCTAAACGCTGAATTGCTTCCTCATTTAGTATGGCCCCACTTGTAATTTCGTCTTTAATTTGTTTTCTGTCAAGATTAAACAAGGTTAATTCCTCATTGGTTAAGTTTAACTTAAATAAAGTACGTGTGTTCATTTCGGGGGTAATTGTGTTCAAAACTGTTTCACTCGTCGTGTTTGGGGATAAATTTAGAGGACTATTGCTAAAGTCATCTAATTGTTCATCTGTAAAAGAGCCGGGTTCAGTCATTTAATATATATTATAACAAAATATTTTTTAAAATTTAAATACTTAAATTAAAATACTTAAAATTCTTAACAATAATAATAATCGCCATCCACAGCTACTTTATTTTTCTTTAATCGGCTCATCTTTGCCGCAGAAATATGTTCGGCTTCGGCGGCTTTCGCGATTGTGTCGTATGTTGAAATCAAGTGATTGGTCTCTACCTCCCGTTTTTCCACGCGTTTCCCGGTGCTCGAAGTTGCCTTGTAATCGTTTTCTTCCTCTTTACTTTTCAAGCCGTAGTAGCCTTGTCCGGACCCAGCACTTGCCCAAACGGTGGCAAACATGACATGCTCACATTTTTTCAAGTAAAGAGTTATTTCAGTCGCCTCGTCATTGGTAATGGGAATATCAACCGTGGGTTTCCATTTGACATAACTGTCGACCAAAGTGGATTTTAATACGGTGGAACCTGGAATAAACCGACAGCGTTCAAAGATAAACGTCTCAACATCTGTTTTTACCAACGATTTGGTATATTTGATTTCTCTCAAAGCAATTCCTTTGTAACCATTAATAACTTGATTCTTGTCTTGCTTTTGTAGTCGAGTGTATTTGAAATTGACGTCCAAATAATCCTTGAACGCCATCGTGATCCGCTTCTCTGTGTTTTTTGTCCATAAGCGATACTGACCAATAATGTCCTTGCAGTTTATTTCCACGTCGGACCGTACAATACAAAATCGGTCGACAAATTCTTTAAACGTATTGTTCAATTCCTCTGTCGCAGTATCCACCAACGCTTTGGGCTGTTCTGCCGCCATATCAAAATCGGTTTGGGTGGACGCATCGCAGGTCGAAATCTTGGGATTTGGTTGATTGGACGCGATGATGGTCTCTGCGTCGTACATTTGCTTTAGCTTTAAGTGACGGGCCGGTGCAGAAGATTCGCTTGTAATGCTCAACAAGTTGATAACACTTAAGATGATAATCTTTGCTTCTTCTAAGTTAAGCTGAAATACTTCGTCGGTAATCTTAAACGGTTGAAGTACTAAGTGAATGTAGTTTTCCACCGTGCGAATGTTGACGTTATGAAACGGCACGCTGAACTCTAGTTTGCCAAATTTACAAGTCTGTTTGTACGGTTTAATCCTCTTGTTCACGCACAAAGAGTAACCAATTTTCAACTCGGGCACTTCTTTACGACAATCCAAGTTGTAAATGTACATGCTAGGAAGGTTTTCGTTGTCTTTAATTTTTTCATTTTCAACGGCGAGTTGTTTGGCTTCAGTCTGTAACTCTTGGATGTGGAGCTGTTGTTTTTGTAGTTGCAGTCTCAGTTCGTCGCTTTCTTGCTGAATAATTTCTTGTAGTACTTGTTCGAGTTTGATATAGTAGTCGTGGATTTCATCTGCCTTCTTAGTACCGGATTTTAAACAAAACTTTTTAAAAGTCTTGACATTTAGCATAAAGGTTTCTTTATTATGTCCTCCTTGAACTGTGGCGGTTTGCTTGTTAAGCAAATAATCCGAATCAACCACAAATTGTCTTTCTAACAAAGTTTTGGCGTGCTGCTTGGTAGAAAATCCTAACCATTTCCAAATGTCATCTAAATTAATAACGTAGTTGTCCTGGCAGTTTAAATAACAATAAAAACTGGCAACAAACATTTGTTGCTCGTAACTACTAAATCTTTGTTTGACGGTTTCAATCAATTTGGACTGGTAGTCCGCCGTCATTTGGGTAATTGGGTTGCTTTCAATTAAGTTTACAATATCAATGCTCATTTTATAAAGTATTTATTAAAAATGTCTTTATGTCGATTTTTGATTATTAATAATCAAATCTTCTGGTTTTGTTAAATAATGATTTTTTGTGTTTTTGTTAAATAATGATTTATTTTTTTATTAAATTTGTATTTCAATTAATTTATTAATTAATTTGTTTTGTTTTAATTCTATTTACAAATCTTTAATTAAAATTAAAGGCAAAAAAGTCATGTAGATAGTCTCTACAGGACTTACTAAACATAAAAGTTTGCTTATGTGGTCGCATAAGCAAAACCCAAACATAATTTGGAGGGGGTGTATGTTTAACATACACCATTTGAAACGTAAAAGGCAAAAGTTTGCTTACGCGACCGCGTAAGCAAAAACCAAACATAAATCAAATGGAATGTGTATCACACACTCCATTTGATACGTAAAATATATAACGGTATATGCTAACAAAATATAAAATTACCATTTTGTTTTCTTTACGCTAATTTTTTGTCCACTTCCGCGTTTTTTCACTGAATTGGGGTCATATTTTTCGTCTTCGTCGTCCGAATTGAACCCTTTTGACAGCTCCCAGAATTCTTTCGAGCCTAACTTGAAATCGTTATGGTTGTCCGCCTTATACCAAAACACCTGGTCTTGTAATTTATTCGATTTGGAGTTGTTATTTATCACCAAACACTCGTAATTCTCCGTGCATTGGTCCATGACTTGACAAAAAGACTCAAAAGTAGGAAACATGCCGGCATAGTTCTCATAAATTCTTCGACGATTCGCAATATAATTCTCACGTAATATGAACACAAAATCTATATTTGTTCGTAAAGTGGGAGGGATTCCTAGCGGGTATTGCATTGTAATCACTAAAATTAGCTTCCAGTGTCTACCATTCATGAAAAGGAGACGCATCATTTTATCTCGTGTCCATGTAGCGTCGTAGAGACAATCATCTAAAATGACAAATGCTCGGGCGTCAATGGTGGTTCGTTTGTATGCTTCCATTTCCGATTTCACTTGTTTTAACACGGTGCGTTGTCGTTTGAGAATGTTTTCGATGATGGCGGTATTGTACTCGTTGTGAATAAATATTTTCGGGACCATTTTGTTGTAGAAGCCGTTTCCTTCTTCTGTGCCGGAGATGACGGTTCCGATGGGAATATCTTGCTGGTAGTAGAGGAGATCGCGAACGAGAAAGGACTTGCCCGTGTCTCTCTTGCCGATGAGCACCACTACGGGTCCTTTGTTTTCGCTCGATTTGAAATTGATGGTTTTCATGTCAAACTTCTTTAATTCTAGCGTCATGAAAATATATTTCTAGATTATATGTAATAAGTATATATAAGTTTGATAAAAATTAATACGCATCGATTGTTTTGTCTAATATTAAGTTTTTAAGTGCGAGTTTTTGTTTTGCGACGGCGAGTTTTTGTTTTGCGACGGCGGGTTTTTCTTCTTTTTTGAATTGGTTTTCTTGTTCTCTTGCCTCCCTCGTCTATTACAACAATACCTAATCTTCTCCTACGGTCATTTATTCTTGCCTGACGCTGATGTGAAGTTAATGGTGTCAGGAGTTGCTGCTGTTGCGGCGGTTGCTGCTGTTGCTGCTGTTGCGGCGGTTGCTGCTGTTGCTGCTGTTGCGGTGGATGCCACACTGGTTCGTCCGCAACACCAGATGATGGCGTTGACGATGATGCTGACGATGATGCTGACGATGATGCTGACGATGATGCTGACGATGATGCTGATGATGACGACGACGATGGTTCTGATGATGACGACGACGATGACAATGGCTCTGGGTTGTCGTGTATGGACCGAATGACCTCATAAACTGAAGTACGATTCCAGTCAAGAAAACCGCTTACAGTGAGATCATCCTCACCGTAAGCATCTGTTTTATCATCTTCCTCTCTTAAATTGTTAAACCCGGCAACTGTCTGGTTTTCATTGTGGTTGTCTTTGGTTGTATTAACAGCTTCAAGAAAATAAAAACCTTCGTTTGCAGGTGAAGAATCAATATTATGGTTAGAGGAATTTTGAGTAATATAATACAATTGATTTTTCTTCAGGTTAGTACCCGTATGGTCCTCTCTTAAAAACAAGTTTGGAGTAAAAAAGAAAATATTTTCCGACTTTTGTAATTCCTCGAATGTATGGAAGTCAAGACGTTCTCTATTTTTAATACGTCGAAATTGAAAGGCCCACGCACTTGGTGGACCAGTATTATATGCGTTACGTTGACCTGGTGGATGACTCCGTTGGAAACTCTCAAGTTGAACGATTTTTGCGTTTTCAGCCAAAAGTTTCTTATCTTTTGGAACTATAATGTAAGTCTTATGGTCCACTAGTTGCTCCCATCTGTGTACTGGCATGCGAAAAGAAATTAAATCTGTGAGTTTTTTACCTTTATATTTATTTTTATCCTCTTCAAATTGTTGTTCCGTCATATATTTGTACTTATATACATTGACCAAATATTAAAAAATTAAGTATTTTAAGTTTAAATAATATAGAATTTATATGTTGAATAGCTAATATAAAAAATGAACCTAAATTACCAGAAACGTAAAAACACCGAGTTGTTTAAAAGTTTAGAACAATCCAATACTTTGTTTCTCTCTCAGACTCAGAATTATATTCCAATATATAATCGATTTTTTTCGTTGAACGAAACGAACTATAACAATATTAATTTAAACCACAATTGGCATATAACTAGTATTAACGAGAGAGAAGCAGACAAGGTATGTTTTCCGTGCAAGATTAAAAGTACCGCGACCGAAAAATCGAAAACCAAAGATATTTTCTTTAAATTGGCCCCGTTGTTGGATCCATACAAGTATTTAATTGGCAAGTATAAGTTGAGTGAACACTTGTTTGATTTACCTACCCTTAAGGAGCCTACTACCGAGGTGAATTCCAAGTTATTAGATGTAAATAACGCTGCCTATGTGGATGGGTTTTTCGTGTATTTGACCTCTTGTTTAAACGAGCACAGTAATTTTATTCATGGAATCCACTACTATGGGTCCTTCTTGTCTATTAAACAAGATTATGAAATCAACGTCGCAGATGATTTAGACTACTTGACGAATTCCGACTTTTTCGTAAAAAATAAGGGCACCTTGTTTCAGATTCAGGACTACGAACATCTTTACCGCGAGGAAGCCATAAAGAAAAAACCGATTAAGATTTCGTCCTTCACGTCCGACATTTCCATTGGTGCTTTAGACCCCGAGGTTGAACTATTCCCAGACCCATTCGATGAATCTTTGTTTGAGGAGGAAGAATCCACCCTGGTAGATTTGACCAACGTCAATTTACTGGAGCTGGAAGAATCTTCCAACCATTTAAGGTCCACTAGTATTCGAACAAGTTCCACGTGTTCTTCAAGAACATCACACACTTTAAGTAACTGCGATGAAAATGTAAACTTGGGCGAAAATACACTCGACGGAAAAGAAGAAAAAGACGGAGAAGAGGACGTATGGGAAGACGACGTTAGTGGTAATTCGTCGGGGGGCGACTACGACGATGATTTTGAAATTATTGCAACCCTGCCCAAGTTTCCGGTACAGGTGATTGCCATGGAACATTGTGAGGATACATTGGACAATTTAATTTTGGATAAACTAAGTACAGAAGAGTGGTTCTCCGCATTGATGCAGATAATTATGATGTTAATCACATACCAGAAGGTGTATTCGTTAACACATAACGATTTACATACCAATAACGTCATGTACATTAAAACCTCTCAAAAATTCATTTACTACAAATATAACGAGGTAGTGTACAAGGTTCCTACGCACGGTCGAATTTTCAAAATCATTGATTTCGGAAGAAGTATATACACCTTTCAGGGAAAGGTATTTTGTAGCGATAGCTTTCAGAATGGAAATGATGCGGCAAGTCAGTACAACACGGAACCGTACTTTAATGATAAAAAACCAAGATTAGAACCAAACTTCAGTTTTGATTTGTGTCGTCTCGCGTGCTCTATATTTGATTATTTGGTTCCCGATTTGGCCGAGTTAAAAACCATTGGAACCTGCGAAGACCCCGTAAAACGAATAATCATGGAATGGTGTTTGGACGATAATGGGGTAAACTTGCTCTATAAAAATAATGGGGAGGACCGATATCCCGATTTTAAGTTATATAAAATGATATCGCGTTTCGTGCATAAACACACCCCACAACAACAGTTAGCTCGCCCAGAATTTCACCAGTTTTCGGTTTTTAAAGGCGAGCCGCCAAAAGAAGAAAGCGTGATTGATATTGACAAGTATTAGGTTTTTATTATTGCGTTAGATTATCATATAAAAAGACCATTTCAATATTAACTAGTTTGCGTAAAGGATAATATATTCACCTATGAGCGTATTAAACATTCACGAATTAATAAAAAAAAAACTATTGTACTTTCAGGAAACACACAAGATTCCTAATATTATTTTTCACGGTCCGTCTGGCAGTGGAAAACGAACGATTGTTCACCACTTTGTGAATAATATATACGGCAACGATAAAAATAAAATTAAAAATCTGGTCATGTACGTGAACTGTGCTCACGGAAAAGGAATTAAATTTATCCGGGAAGAACTAAAGTTTTTTGCCAAGACACACATTAATTCAAACGGGGGGGATGTTTTTAAAAGTATCATCCTTTTAAACGCGGACAAACTAACCATGGACGCACAGTCTGCGTTACGAAGATGTATTGAGTTATTCAGTCACAATACTCGTTTTTTTATTATTGTGGAGGATAAATATAAGCTTTTGAAACCGATTCTCTCTCGATTCTGCGAAATTTACTTCTCTGAGCCCGAACACAATGGCTCTATTGTTAATTTACACAAGTACAACTTGAATGAGACGTTTAAAATGAAAGAAACTCGAAGTTCTCGTCTAGAATGGTTAAAAAAAGAATTGAATGAATTTTTCAAACGGGATAATTTGAAGATCGCCGAACTAATTACCGTTTCCAACAAATTGTACGAAAAAGGATATACTGGTTTGGATGTGTTTAGTATTCTAGAATCTGGTCACCTAAAATCAGACAATTTGACGCCCGTGAAAAAGTACGAACTATTGGTCGCATTTAACAAAGTAAAGAAAGAGTTTAGGAATGAGAAATTACTAATGTTGTTTATATTCAATTTTATTTATTTAGATACGACCATTTCATTGGAAAACATTTCTTTTATGTGAATATATTATATAGAAAAAAAATCGGTTATGGATCCAATTGTTTTCTGGATATACTAATTTGTCTTGGTATTTTTTATTATTTATCGGATTTTTGGGTTATAAATTTGTTATCACAAACATGAGAATAATAAGTACCTATGGAGGCGGAAAAAGACGTAAACGTCGTAGTTTGCGGAAAAAGAAACGAATCAATTAGTTAAAATACTTAAATTTAAAAATCGTCTATTAATAAAAAAAATATGGACGATTTTAATGTTAGTTCTCTCCATGAATCCAGAAACGAATGGAGTGCGAGATTGATTACGGTATTGACTCCTCTATTGATTGGTGGGTATCAATCTATTTTGGATGATGCGATAAAGTTGTGTAAAGCCACGAAAGAAATGGACAAGTATTTAATGACGTTTCAGAATCTTATTTCCCGAGTGCCAAAGTGGAACCAAGCAATCATTGAGAAAGAACGAAAACGGATTTGCGAAAAGTCGGGATGTTTGTATTTAGAAGATTTGGTAACATGCGTACATATTATACAACTAAAAATTCTAACTGCGATGCGTGTAGGTCAGAAGCAAAAGAAAATCGACATTAACATTCCCAAACTAGACGACTTTATACACAAGGCGTATATTAGCGTCGCCAGAAAAATATATAAAAATACTTATTTATTTGAGCAACATATTCCCGCGCTTCAGAAGCAAAAGTACCAACGAGAAATTGAAATAATTGTACAAGAAGGTATTTTGAATACCATTAGAGAGAGTATTCCCGTCGAGGCGATATTAAGGGCCTACATGGATGAAACCGTGGAGGAGGATGTTATTGAGGAAATTAAAGAACAACTGTTAAAAGATGACGACAAAGAGTACAAAACTCAGCTAGGAAGGGGTATAATTAGTGAACCCGTCATTGAGGAACGTCCTCCGATGGATGTCATTGATACCATGGACAATACGAAACTGCGGTTTTCCGACCAGGACTCTTTTGTCGACACCAGTAATCAGGTTGGCACAATCAGTGCGCCCAAGGATTTGGACACATTAGAACAAAAGAGTATTTCCGGATTCCAACAACGAAAGGACGCCGAAGCGGAAGACGAGGAGGAGGACGGTGGTCGTTTAAATATATCGGATAATGCGGTTTCATTAGATAGCTTGGACATTCATGTCATTGATGAATTACCCCAAGTTCCAAAGGAATTGTTTCCAGAATTAATTATGGATGTGGTTGTTTTAGACGACATTTAAAAATAGAAAGAAGAGAGAAACGGAGAAACATCGCAGTTAAGTATTTGAATTTCATTGGGTCCTTTGGGTTTCTCTCTTCTTTTAAAATCCGAAAAGGTTTATAGAATTGTTTATCAATTCCAAATTAATTATTGATTCCTATAAATAAAATTAGAGAGAAATGGAGAAACATAGCCGTTAAGTATTTGAATTTCATTGGATCCTTTGGTTTCTCTCTTCTTTTAAAATCCGAAAAGGTTTATAGAATTGTTTTGAAACTCTAAACTTATTATTGATTCCTATAAATAAAATTAGAGAGAAACGGAGAAACATCGCAGTTAAGTATTTGAATTTCATTGGATCCTTTGGTTTCTCTCTTCTTTTAAAATCCGAAAAGATTAATAGAATTGTTTATCAATTCCAAACTTATTATTGATTCCTATAAATAAAATTAGAGAGAAATGGAGAAACATCGCCGTTAAGTATTTGAATTTTGGCTGTTCTTGGGTTTCTCTCTAATTTAATAATTCGAAAAGGTTTTCTTTTTGCGTAAAATACTAAATAAGAAATTGATTTAGTATTTTAAATAAAAATGGACAATATATTTGTGTTAGCCACCATCATTTCAGTTACTTATTTGCTATTGCGTTTCATCGAGATGAGGTTTGTCGCGAAAGAAGCGGTTCCGCTGAAACTGTTAATTAAAGACGCCCTTTTTGTTTATTTTAGCATTCTTCTGGGATATTTCGTCATTGAACAAGTAAAACCAGCTGTTATGTCTGGTAGTGGGTTTGGAACCGAAGAGGTATTACACGTGGCCCCGCAGGTGTTTACCGATAATCCAGAGTTTTAATTGTGTGTTATCTGCCCGTCCATATCTTGATAACTGCGCGTGGTAATTGATTACGTTTTATATCATCCACATAATTCTCATACTTGTATGTTTCAAACGATTGGTGATGAAATATATTTCCAAGTATCGAAGTTAATTTGATTATTTTACCGTTTCCTTCTAGAAAAAATAAAATTCCCATGATTCTCTCTAGGGAGCACCGGTCCATTCTATTTTTAACGGACGATACCATTTTGGTAATCGCATATTTATTCTCTAAATACTCCAAGAATTTCAGATTAATAAAACATTGACAACCAAAACAACCTGTCCATTTGCCCGTAGAAATAAACCCGAGTGCCATGTTTGAAAAGTTCAGATGGGCTTCCACCTCAGAACGGTTTCGCAAAACAGATGCGACTTTAAGCGAATTCCCGGAATTTTCTTTATCCCCGTCGAAATGCCATAGTGAAACGACCTTGGCCTTTCCCATTATTAAGTTTTCGAATTTTATTCTCTTATGAAAAAATACACTATCGTGTAGGATGACCGCATTATCAAACCATTTACGTTTCAACAAGTAGTAAAAGGGTAATAATTCACCTCGGCCGTGATGATCGGATTGTATTATTTCCACGTTTTCATATTCTCTCTCTCCTTTTACAAGAAGTTGGTTACTATTGTCATCAATAATAATAATTTTATGTAACGGATAGTATCGTCTAATACATTGTACACAGCAGTTCCAATATTTATTCGTTGTTTCCGAATTGACGTGACGAGTTATTATAAAACCGTAAGAATTCATTTTTTATTAAAGTAACATAACAATATAAAAATATTAACCAAATTATACTAAAATATGTCGTCTCCTCATTTACCTGGTCCCCATGGATTTATTATCGCAACAAAAATGTCCCTGTTACTTTTGTTGTTTTGTTTGGGAGCACAATTCTTTCCAACTACTCAAGAGAGAAACCAAAATTCACAATTGTTAAACAATTCTTTGCCATTGTTTAATAATTTACTTCTTAACGAAACAAATTCTTTACAAGCCGAACCCAACTCTTTCCAATTGATTCAAAAACCCAACTCCCTCCAATTGACTCCCTATTTCGAACCCAACTCCTTCCAAGTAACTCCCTATTTCGAACCCAACTCTTACCCAATTGTTCCTTATTTTGAACCCAACTCATACAAAGTAATTCCAGAACCCAACTCCTTCCAACTGGTTCTTTATCGAGAACCCAACTCCTTCCAACTGGTTCTTTATCGAGAACCCAACTCCTACCAATTGACTCCCTATTTCGAACCCAACTCTTACCAATTGACTCCCTATTTCGAACCCAACTCTTACCCAATTGTTCCTTACTTTGAACCCAACTCCTTCCAAGTATTTCAAAATAATAATTCAGTTCAAGTCTCCTATGAAACACCCAGCTTAAAAAATACCTCGGAACAAACGGTGTTGTACTTACTTTTGCGTTTACAAGAAAACTATATCGATTCGGAAAATAACACAAGAGAGAATGAAACAATTCATTATAATATAGAGAGAAATATTATTCTGACGCAAATAAATAGTTTTTTTATTTTTAGTATTTAATTTCATTTTTTTAATTTTTATGGTTTTTAAATGACCATGACAACACAATTGCCTGTTGGCTTAAAACGGCGAGTAAACTTAGTTGTCGCGACAAACCTCCCAGAAGAAGACGTAAATGATGAATACGATTTTCATGTGGTTGAACCTCGCCCACACACTAGAAGCCCGTCGGTGGATCACGCACTCAATACTCGTGAGAAAATTATATTTGCCGCTGTCAGCATTGTGTTTTTTTTTGGTCAAATTTTGACGGATTTTTATTTTTGGAACCAAAACAAAAATCGATTGCTATTCGTTTGGGGGGTTCACCAGATTTTACTATTGGCACTCTCATTGGTAGTGATGTTTCGAACAAAATTTACCATGACCTTAATTGGACCGCGCAGAACAATGTACTCGTTTGACTACTTGGTCGAGTACGAGAAAGTATCCGCCATTGTATATCACTCATTTCAGGCGGGCCAAGTATTTCACGATTACTTTGCCAGAGGAATTTTTGGAGCGGAGAGTATTTATCATATCGTTGTTTATATTTGTGTCCTAGCTTATATGAGTAAAAAGTACAATTTGGTATTTTAATAATTAATTTCATTTTTTCATTTAAATTTCATTATTTTGTTAAAATGTTTTGCGGTTATATTTACAAAATACAATTCCCGAATGGAAAACACTACATTGGTTTGACCACTACCTCACTAAACCAACGAACAAATGAACACAAATCATGTGCGAAAAAAGGTGACATGAGAATTCTGTATAATGCGTTAAGAAAATATGAAATGGTAGATACTCTTGAACTCATACAAATTGATACAGCAAATACACTAGAAGAATTGTGTGAAAAGGAAATTAGGCACATTAAAGAATATAATTCGTATTTTGTGGATGGAAAAGGATATAATATGACGTACGGCGGCGAGGGAGTAAATGGTTACGTTCCTACTGAAGAAAATAACCAAGAAAATAGAAAAAGACAAAAAAAATATTATCAGGACAACCCAGAAGCAAAACAACAACATAGTGAAAAAATGAAAAAATATTATGAAAACCCAGAAGCGATACAACAACTGAGTAAAAAAATGAAAAAATATTATGAAGACAATCCGGACGCAGGAAAAGAACGTGGTGAAAAAATTAAAAAACGTTATAAAGACAATCCAGAAGCTAAAAAAGAATTCTGTGAAAAAATGAAAAAATATTATAAAGACAATCCAGAAGCCAGAAAAAAAAATAGTGAAAAATTTAAAAAATATCGTGAAAACAACCCAGAATTTAAACAAAAAAGAGCAGACAAAAAGGGACAAAACAAACCGTTTGATGTTTTTACAACTGACGTAACATTTGTAAAAACATTTATGTATCAATTTGAAGCAGTTCAATATTTAAAAGAAGAACATAATATTGTATCAAGAATAAATATAAGCGATGTTTTATTAGGAAGATCAAATAGTTCTGTGGGATTTATATTTAAATATAAGTAGTAAAAATATTTAATATGTATTTAAATTAGTTAAGTATGTTTATTTTAAACCGCACCAGTGAGAGAATGAGTATATGGGTTTGATCTGAAAGCATTTAAGATACTAGGTTCAATGCGTTCGCAAGAATTGCATTCGTTATAATATTGCCCTACTTGTATTTTGCCGTGAATTTCTTTGGATGGCGGCGTCATTATTAATGACGATACTGGATTAAATCTTCCATTATATCTGTCAGAATCCTGACGAGATATGCTCACATTCATTTGTTGGTTAAATACTTGTGTTCCGCCTTGATTAGGTCGATTGTTAATAGTGGAACTCTTTATTTCATTATTTTGTTGCAGATACGCCGCCTCATAATTGACATCTCCATATCGAGCCCCACTGCCACCCGAAGTTCCAACGTATGCGCAATTTGTCGAGTCCCGTTGTGTTAATTCGCCAGGCATTTCATTATTTATATACATCCCCTCTCGCTGGTT